AAATGTGGAAACAAAACGCGCCACAAAGTGAGTTTAAATTTAAGATAGGTAAAAAGCCAAGCGTTAAACATTTTATGCAATGGAGCGCAAGTAAAGGACTTAATCCGTATGCAGTTAGAGATACTGTTTACCATCAAGGAATTAAACCGAGCTTGTTTTTTACTAAACCATTTGAAAGCGCATTTAAAAGATTGCCTGATGAGTTAATCGAAAAGTTTGGTTTAGACGCAATGAATTTATTTAAAGACACACAATTTAAAAACGAAAAGAAATAATGGCTAATATATTTACACGGTCTCCGTATATAATTAGGATTGCAGAAGCAACACAAAACGGTTCAAAGGTAGAATTGTTTATAAGCAACACAACAAGTTTTTCAGCAAGTCCGCAATACACGTTAAGTAAATTAATACCGGCTTCAAACAACATAGAAACACTTTATGACATAAGTTCTTACATTCAAGAATACATAAGTCACATTGAAATTTCTACAAGTGGCGATTCCCAAGTAGTTACACCAACAAGCCAATATGCAAACGTAAGGGTTAAAAGATATAAATTAGTAGGTTCTACTTATTCTCCAACAGCCACAGATGCACAAGTTGACTACAAAGCGTTTAATGGTTACGGATATTATGAAAACAATGTTAATTTTGATTTAGGCGATTACGGACTTGATGTATCTAATTACTATTATTTACCTACGCAATACGCTGGAAAAATAAGAATAAATGTAGGAGCGAATTTTACAGCACGTTATACAAATTTAAGTACAGCAGTAGTAACAAATTTAGTTCTTGGAGCAACAGCAAACGTTTTTGACATTCCAAGAGTAAGAACTGCAAACGTAAACGTTGGAAACAAAGTAGAAATTTTAAATGCAGCTTCAGCAGTTCAGGCAACTTATTATTTTTATCCTTTAGAAGAATGTAAATATACACCTGTTATAATTGACTTTGTAAATAGATATGGAGCTTGGCAACGTGAGTTCTTTTTTAAGGCAAGTAACGACACGTTAAGCGTTGAAAACACGGAATACAATTTGATGCAAACATTTACCACAACTTCAGGTGTAACTACTTACAACGCTTTAGAAGGACAAAGAGAAACATTTAACACTAACGGCAAAAAAAGTATTAAAGTTAACACAGGTTGGGTTTATGAAAATTGGAAGGATGTTTTAAAAGAAATAATGTTAAGTGAACGAATACTAATTGACAACAAACCTGCAAAGATTAATACTAAAAGCACGGAGTTGTTTAAGAGTATTAACACGAAACAAATAAATTATAGTTTAGACTTTGAGTTTGCATACGATGTTATTAATTCAGTAATCTGATGAAAAGGCAAGTAGCAATATTTATAGAAACGGCTTTAGCACAAACAGAGTTAGAATTTTCACGTTTAGAATTATTTAACGATGAGAAAATAACTGTAAGTTCTACCATACAAAATTTTTCGGATATAAGTAAAATTTTTACAGACGTTTCACTTGGTTTTACTATTCCGTGTTCACCGACTAACAACGCAATATTTCAACACTTTTACCAAAACGATGTTGATGCAACTATTGACTACCAAAACCGATACAACGCATATATAGAAATAGACACGGTTTTATTTAGACGTGGTAAAATTCAGCTCGAAAAAACGAACTTAAAAAACGGACAAGCTGATAGTTATTCAGTAACATTTTACGGAGCAGGAGTAAGTTTAAAAGATTACTTTAACGAAGACAAATTAAGCCAATTAGATTACACAACATTAAACCACAACTACACAAACACGGAAGTTTACAATAGAGTAACAAAAGACAGTTCAGTAGCCGATTACGACGTTCGTTACCCGTTAATAAGTTCAAATAGAGTTTGGCAGTTTGGTTCAAGTTTTCCACTACCGACTGCAAATTTACCTAATTGGTATGAATACCCTGCAAGTAATGTAAATAACATAGGTGATAATGCAGGTGAAATAGTTTACACCGAGTTATTTCCTGCGGTTCGTGTTGCAAGTATTTTTGATTTAATTGAAAGTAAATACGGAATAACATTTGACGGAATATTTTTGCAAAGTAATTTATTTAGAAAAGCATTTTTATGGTTTAAAAATAAAGACACTGTTAACACAATGAGTTCAGCAGTTAATTTAGATATATTGTCTAATTTTTCAATTTTTAATTCAACAAATAATACACTTTTAGAAACAGGTTACCCTGAATATATGACATTAAAAATGAATGTCACTTCGCTATCAACAAGTCCAACACAATACTATATAGACGCATATTTAAACGGAGTTTTATCACAAGCTTTTCAAGGAACAACAACAGGAAGTACAGGGCAATTTGTTATTTCAAATTTTACGCCAAATCAAGTTTTAACTTTTAAGGTTAGAAGCATTGGTTCAATTACAGTCAATATAACTTTTAACTATGAAACGCAAGTGTGGGACGACTTTAATCAAAATTTTATTGTTACAACTTCAACAGGAACTGCAACTGTAACAACAACGTCTTTAACTAATCTATCGGCTTTTGCACCAGATATGAAGATTAGTGATTTTGTTTCTGGAATATGCAAAGAATTTAATTTAACTGTTTACTCAAACACGAAGAACGTATTTACTTTTGACCCTATACCTTATTGGTATTCTAAAGGAGCAGTTATAGACATAACAAAATACACCGACGTTACAAGCATTGAAATTGAACGAATGAAGCTTTATAAGTCTATTGAGTTTAAATATCAAGATAGCGAATGTATGTTAAATAAATACTTTTTAGAAAGTCCATTAAACGCAGACGCACACGGCTACGGAAACACGAAAATAGGTTGGAATTATGACGGTGGCGAATACAAAATTGAAAGTCCATTTGAAAACTTACTACACAATAATTTCGGCAATCAATTACAAGTAGGTTATTGTCTAAACAAAGAGTTAGCGCCTTATATTCCAAAACCTTGTTTGTTGTATATGAACCAAAAAGAATCTATAACAAGCGGGCATATACATTGGAACGGACAAGCAAATATAGCTAGCTACGTTCCATTTGGGCAAGATAGCAACATACTATTTGAAACAGGTTTAATTCCTTTTACGTTAAATTTTGGTGAAGAAATATCAAGTTTTTATTTAGTAAACAACCCAAACACAATATACGCTTTATATTATAGAGATTATTTAGTTAACTTATACAACCCAAAAAATAGACTTGTAAAAGTAAAAACAATACTTCCTGTTTCTTTACTTACACAACTTCAGTTAAACGACCGACTTGTTATAAGAGATAAACGTTATATGATTAACGAAATGCAAAGCGATTTAACAACAGGGGATGTAAATTTTACTTTAATTAATGACTTTGCAGAAGTAAAACCAATTAGACTTGTTAACGCAGATACAGACAAATCAAACAATTTTCGTTTTGCTATCTTATATACAAATGGCGCAAACGATGTAAGTATTTCAAAAAGCGGTAACGCAAGTAACGTTACTTTGTCAAGCTCTAAATTTTCAACTGAAGGTTATTTAGACGTAACCGTACCAATTAACGTAGCACGTACAATTACTTTAACTTTAACCACAACATACAATAACGGAAACACGGACACAAACTATATTATAATAGACCAAGTATGATAAACAAAATAATTGAAATGCTTTTATTAAGCGACTTTTACGGAGAAAGCGAAAACATCGACATAGCAAAAGGTAAGTATAAATTTACTACTTCCATAAAAGAACAATGGAAACAAGCACAACGCAAAAGGTTAATAGAAAAAAAACTAAAGAATAATGGCTGAAAAAAAAGTAATTGAATTAGAAGTAAATTCTAATTTAGGCAATTTAAAACAACAACTTAAACAAGCACAAGGTGATGTTCAAGATTTATCGCAAGATTTTGTAAAAACTTCCAATAGTGTTAAAGATGCTACTAAAAAAACAGACTTATTAAACGACTCTGTAAAGTCAATTAAAGACTCAACAGCTACTGCTGAAAGTGGTTTTAAAAAAATAAAAACAGCAGCCGTTGGAGTTGGAACTGCATTAAAAGCCGCTGGAATTGGTTTAATAATTTCATCGTTTGTAGCATTAAAAAGTGCGTTTGAACAAAACCAAGAAGTAGCAACAACGTTTTCCGCAGTAATGGAAACTATTAGTATTGTTTTCAATAAGACGGTAGGGGCAGTTATTTCAGCAGCAAAAGCATCATACGAAGCAACAGGTGGATTTAACGCACTTGCAAAAGTAATGGGCGGTTTATTAAACATTGTACTTGCCCCTTTAAAACTTACATTTTTTAGTTTAAAATTAGGTATTCAAGAATTACAACTTGCTTGGGAAAAATCATTTTTTGGCGATAAAGACCCTAAAGTAATTAAAGAACTTCGTAAAAATATTAAGGCAACAGAAAAAGATATTGTTGATATTGGAAAAAATGTTGTAAAATCCGGTAAAGACATTTACAATAATTTTGGTGAAGCGATAGGTGAAGTTGTTGATTTAGGAAAACGTGGAATTGAAGAAGTTAGTAAGATTAGTATTAGCGCAGCATACGAACAAGGTAAAGCATTAGTAAACGCAAAGAACAATGCTGCGATTGCAGCTGCTCAACAAAGTTTATTGATTGAGAAGTACGATATGCAAGCGGAAAAATTACGTCAAATAAGAGATGAAGAACGTAATTCTATAACAGAACGAATAAAAGCTAACAATGATTTAAAAGCGGTTCTTGACAATCAAGAAAAAGCTATGTTAGCACAGGCTGCGTTACAAGTTCAAGCCGCGCAATTAGAATATAACAAAGCAAAAACTACGGAAAATCAAGTTGCTTTATTAGATGCGCAAGCAAACAAAGTTGGAGTATTAGCACAAATAGAAGGATTACGTTCTGAACAGTTAGCAAATGACCTTGCGTTACAACGTGAAGCAGACGAGTTAACAAAAACACGAACTGAATCAGAAATAACTTTAGCAATTGAAAGAGAAAAAGCTACAAATGAATTAATTAAAGACGAAGAAAAGAAACTACAGGCTCAAATCAATACTGCAAACAAAGAAAAAGAATTACAACTTTTAAGACTTCAAGAACAAATAGACGTATATAAATTAGGTACTCAAGGAAGGTTAGACGCTGAAATTGCATATAACGAAGCAAAGCAAGAAATTGATTTACAAATTTTATCTTATGAAGACCAATTAGCAATTAAAAAATTAGATAATAAAAAAATTGCAGCTGATAAAGAAATTGAAATAGATAAAGCAGTTTTAGAACAGAAAATGGCTATACAACAACAAGGACTTGATGTAGCATTACAAGGGGTTGGACTTATTAAGGGTTTATTTGAAAAATCAAAAAAAGTGCAAAAAGCTGCGGTTATAGTTGAAAGTGCAATTGGTATCGCAAAAATGATTATAGCAAATAATTTAGCAAACATAGCAGCATTGGCAACACCACAAGCAATTGCGACAAGTGGAGTAGCGGCTGCTCCTGTTATAGCGATGAACAATATAAGTACAGGAATAGGGATAGCTGCAAACATAGCGGCAACTGCAAAAGCATTAAGTGCGTTAGGCGGTGGAAGTGCGCCTTCAGGTAGTGTAGGCGGTGGCGGTGGCGGTGGCGGTGCAACAGCTCCAACAATGAGCGCACCACAATTTAACGTAGTTGGGCAAAGTGGAGTTAATCAGTTAGCAAGTTTAAACCAACAACCAATACAAGCTTACGTTGTTTCAGGACAAGTAACTTCACAACAGGCGTTAGATAGAAACAGGTTAGCAAATGCAACTTTAGGCGGTTAGAAAATACAACAAACAAACAATAATTTAATTAAATAGATATGCGAATAGTTGAATTAATAATTGACGAAAAAGACGAAACAAGCGGAATAGACGCAGTTTCAGTTGTTGAAAGTCCTGCAATCGAAAGCGACTTTATAGCACTTAAAAAACACGAAATAGAACTTAAAGAAGTAGATGCTGAAAAGCGTATATTAATGGGTGCGGCTTTAATTCCAAACAAACAAATTTACCGCAAGAACGACAAGAATGAAGAATACTATATTTACTTTTCTGAAGAAACGGTACGAAAAGCAAGTGAGTTGTTTTTTATGAAAAGCAACCAGAACAACGCAACTTTAGAACACAAACAAAAGTTAGACGGAATGTCGGTTGTCGAAAGTTGGATTACAGAAGGAAAAAACGACAAAAGCACGAACTACGGATTTAATTTTCCAAAAGGAACATGGGTAATTTCTATGAAAGTAAACAACGATGAAATTTGGAACAAAGTAAAATTAGGTGAAGTAAAAGGATTTTCTATTGAAGGTTATTTTGCGGACAAATACGAAATGAGTTTAATTAACGAAGACGATTTATTAATTACAGAAATAAAGAATTTAATTTTAAACGAAGAAAAAACGAATTTAGAAACATACAACGACTATCCAGAACAAGCAAAAGAAAACGCAAAAATAGCGTTAAGGTATGCAGAAGAGAACGGATGGCAAGATTGCGGAACACCTGTTGGAAAAGCAAGAGCAAATCAATTAGCAAATGGCGAAAACATAAGCGAAGATACAATTGCACGAATGGCTTCATTTGAACGACAAAGAGAAAATTCACAAAGGGAACTTGGAGACGGTTGCGGACGTTTAATGTGGTTAGCTTGGGGCGGTGACGCAGGAATTGAATGGGCAAGTAGAAAACTTAAACAAATAAGAAAAGAAGAACTTGCAGAAGGACAAACACACTACACAATTGACGGAAAAATTTACGAAGGCGAAACACACAAAGACGCAAACGGAAATTTAATGACAGGCAAAGTACACACAGAAGACAGTAAATTTTTATATCACGCAATATAAATGGCGAAGCAAACTAACGTTAAAATCCATCTTAAAAAACCGAAAGTTAAACGTGCAGGAGTTCACGCAAAAACACGAAATAGCAAATTAAAGTCAAGTAAAAATTACGTTAAAACTTATACACGACAAGGACGTTAAGTTTAAAAATACAACAAATAATAAACAATTAAATTATACATATATGAATACACTACAAACTATTTACGACAAGTTATCCGATAAAACGGAATTAGCAAAACACGAAGTTAATTTAGCAGATTTAAAAAGTTTAGAAAATAGACTAAAAGACATTTTTGTTTATGAAAAAAAACTTGATGTTATAAACCCTAAACTAATTGAATTAAACAAGCAAAAACAAGATGCCGTAAGTCAATTAAAATTAATTTTAAAAAGTTCATTAGAGACACTTGCAGACTTTGAAGCACAAGCAAAATTACTTGGTTTAGACCCTGCAACTTTACCTGCGTTTAGGTCGTTAAAAAATGAATCGGTTATTGTAATACAAGAATATTTAAAATAAATAAACAAAAATCAAATATGAAAACAAGCGTAATTAATCAAATCAAAACACTTTTAGGAATGGAAGTGAAATTGGAAACAATGAAGTTAATGGACGGCATAACAATTTTTGAAGCGGATGCTTTTGAAATGGACAAAGAAGTTTTTATCATAACTGAAGACGAACAAAAAATACCTGTTCCAATCGGAGAATATGAATTAGAAGACGGACGTATTTTAGTTGTAGAAGTTGAAGGAATTATTTTAGAAATAAAAGAAGTTGCAACTGAAGAAGAAGTTGTTGAAGAAACGCCAGAAGTTGAAGCAGGTTACAAAGAAGACGAAGAAAAAATGCAAGCAACACCAAGCGCAAAAAAGACAATTGAAAGCGTAGTTAAAGAAACGTTCTTTGCAGAAATAGAAAAATTAACACAAGAAAATATAGAGTTAAAAGCACAATTAGAAAAGTTGTCTA